GCGACCGGTGAGACCGTCCAATGGAGCCCTGGCGTACGCCTGCCCGTCTCCACTGGAATCTACGTGGCTCTCAGCGGCACCGGACCCAGTTGCAGCATTGCATACTCGCCGTAGTAGAGGCATAGATGGCCTACACGACTACGGCTGACGTCAAAATCTATTTGGGCATCTCTGGCAGCGGCGACGATGATTTGATCGAGGTGCTCATAGACGCTGCCCAGGCTTACATCGACGCCGAAACGGGGCGCACATTTGAGGCGTCTTCAAACACATCGAAATACTTTGACTGTGCGCCCCCGTTCGTGGATGGCAGAACGCTGTACTTCGGCGAGTGGGAAGCGGCAAGTATCGACTCGGTGACTAATGGCGACGGCGACACGATAGACAGCAGCTATTACGTCACGCTGCCGAGGAACACGACACCGTACTATGGTATCAAGCTGCTGGCGAGTAGCGGTCTCAGTTGGACCTACATCGATGACCCCGAAAATGCTATCGAGGTGAGCGCCAAATGGGCCTACAGCGCGAGCCCTCCGGACGACATCGTACACGCGACCAAGGAGCTTGCTGCTTATCTCTACCGCCAGAAGGACGCTCAAGTGTTTGACACAACGGCGTTCCCTGAGGCTGGCGTGATCCAGGTACCCAAGGGTGTGCCGCTGACAGTCAGGCTAATCATCAGCCGTTATCGTAAGAAGTTCTGATGGCGACGTACACGAGCTTCATCACTAATCTTGCCAATCTTACGGTCACCGATGTTACGCGGAAGTTGACGTTGAACAACACGCCGCCGGCCAGCGTCGACACGGCCGACTTGCCGTTGCAGTTCGTCTTGCCGGTCGGCGGCACGGACAATGCAGCGATCACGTTCGCCGGCGGCGACTGGCCCGAGCATCGGGCGACGCTGGTGGTTCTGATCAATCCGGTAGCGCAGGACACTCCGGCCGCCAACTACGCTGACGCAGTAGACATGGTCGACAACCTCAACAGCGCGCTATTGGCGGCACACAAGGCGAACACGATCTGTGACGAGGGCATTAGTTGGGTGATTAGGGTAGTTAGCAGAGACATAGCTGGAATAGCGTACTGGGCGGTTGACGCGGAGGTTGTAAGTCATGGCGCAGGTGTATAGGCAGCTGACTCATCGGATACGGATACAACGTGGCCCTGGCAGACCAGATAAGGTCAGCGAGCGGCCGCGTGATGATGTAACTGGTCGGTTTCTGGACAGTGATGAAGAGCCGACGTTGATCACGTTTGAGGAAGACGATGATGTCGACATCCCGTGGTTGTTGAAGATCGGAGCGATAGTGCCGTGGGAGTCAGCGCCAGAGGAGTCGGAATTAGAGGAGCCAAACAATGGCGAAAGTGAGTAACGTCAACACTAGAGTATACCTCGATGAGTATGCACTGTCTGGCTTTATCAGCGAGATAAGCATGAACGTCGAGCAAGAGACTCCGGACGTCACATGTCTGTCCGACAGCGGCCCTCGGCGTATCCCGGCCAACTATACGCATTCGCACTCGTTCACTGGCTTCTTTGACGGCGATGATGACAGCGTCGACGAGATCATCCACAACCTGATTGCCGATAGCTCCGACCACTATTTACTGCAACTGTTCGGCGCCAATGCCGCCGGCAGTGTAGCGTATGAGTCTATAGTGAGGTTGGCCGGCAAGCCGATCGTCGGGCGTGGTGGAGAAGCGATCGGACTCAACGGCGATTTCGAGGGGAGTGGGCATCTCAGCCGTGGCCTGGTCATGCTCAACAAAACCGTAACCGGCACCGAGGATGGCACCGGATACAACCAAGGTGCGACCAGTGCGGGCACGGTGTACCAGGCGGTCTTCAGGGTAATCAGCGGTACGTTCAGCAGCATCACGCTCAAAATCCAGGAATCGAGCGACGATGGTAGCAGCGACGCCTACGCGGACATCAGTGGCATGAGTGCCACGTTGACTGCCGCAGGAGTATCACGTGTTACGACAACCGCCGCGACTGAGGCGTGGAAGCGAGCGACGGTGAGCGCATTTACTGGCACAGACGCTGTCGTGTTGGTGACGGCGGGAACAGTAGCAGGAACTTAGGAGAATAGCGATGGCGAAGAAACCAGCTAAAGACATCAACTTTTCGGTCAATTCAGTTGCGATCGAGGACGATGTCAACGATATAACGATGAATGTGACGCAGGAGACGCCCGAGGTCACGGCTCTGGGCGACACCGGGCCGCGGCGAGTCGTGGGCAATTACGACTACAACTGGTCGTTCTCTGGCGCCGCCGATTTTGCAAGCGGCCAGAGCGATGCGACTCTATTCGGGCTCCTCGGCAACTCCGGTGTGGCTGTAGCGTTCGATCCGACAGGCGCTGAGGCAAACACTGACGATCCGAACTACGACAGCACCAGTTCGGTGCTTGGCAGCTACAGCATCACGGGCCGTGTAGGCGATGCTGTCACATTCAGCGCTGAGATTCGCGGCAATTCGGCACTTGCTAGGAATACGTCCTAATGGCTAAACCACAGCCTATACGGATTCCGAGCGACAATTGCATCGTGACAATCGACGGCGTCGAGTATCGGCCCCACGAGGGCGAGTGGGTCGAGGTTCTCCCAGGTCTCAAGGTAGGGCACCAGAAACTGATAGCCGAAATGAACGCCTTGCGCGCGGAATTCGAGACGCTGGAAGACGATGCTCGTCGGGACGACGAAAGTGGTCTTGCGGCCCGACGCCGCATCAACGAGCTGGCTGCGCAGTACAACGACAAGATGATTGACTTTCTGCGTCAGCGTCTCGTGGCTTGGAACTGGACCGACGAGCTGGGTAGGCCGTTGCCGGCGTTGGACGGCACTGATAAGCCGTTCGAGTTGCTGAGTGCCGAGGAACTCGGCTGGCTCCTGGCGGCTTGTCGTGGCGACGTGGAGACTGAGTCAAAAAATTCCTAGAGTCCCTGGCAGATCACCTGCTAGGGTATCGGATCAGCAAAGACAACTTTAGCGAGGTGCACTATGGTCCGCAGCCGTTCGAGGCATTTATCGCCGAGGTGTGTGAAGCGTTTGGATGCTTGCCATCGGAGGCGATGGGGGAAGACCTCGAGCTGGTACAGCGGATCATATTGTATCGCAATGCGAAACAAGCGCTGGCGCTGGCTAAACAGGGAAAGAGCGGGATGGCTATACTGCAAAAACACCCTGGCCTAATCGACATTCTGCTACGGCTAACCAAGGCGCAGACTGGCAGTGATATGACAGTAGAACAGATGTTCGACTTGATAGAAACCGACGAGGAAGAGAGTGCCGATCGGGACTGAGCGACTACGCTTGATAATTGACGCGCAGGATCGTGCGAGCACAGCGCTGAAGAGCGTTGACCGCTCGGTTGGCGGGTTGCGGCAAAGCATCAACACGCTGATTGGCCTTGCGGGCATCGGTGGTGGCCTGGCTGGGCTTGGTGTTGCGCTGCGGAAGGCGTTGGATGTTGGCGAGGCGGGCGCGCAACTGGCCAACTTGGAACGCTCGTTCACACGATTCGCCGAGAGCACCGGTGCCAATGCCGACCAGGTCCTGGCGAATATGCAACGCATGAGCGGTGGCATGATGGCCCAGAGTGAGCTCATGGAGCAGTACAACCGCTCGTTCTTGCTCATGGGCCAGGACATGGCCGCTCAGATGCCACGCCTTATGCAGATTGCCGCTGCGGCCTCGGCGGCTGGGATGGGCGACTTCAATTTCATGCTCAACTCGCTCGTGACTGGCCTCGGGCGGCTGTCACCGCTGATCCTGGACAACCTTGGGTTCACAATCAAGGCCAGTGATGCATACGAGCGCTATGCCCAGAGCATCGGCAAGTCAGCCGATGAGTTGTCGAAAGCTGAGCAGCAGATGGCACTTCTGAACGTGGTTACCGAACAGGCTGAGGACCGGTTTGGTGACCTCAACGAAGCAGCGCAACGCATGTCGGGCATGGGAATTGCCCGACTCCGTGCAGCTTTCCGTGATCTTGCCAACCAGATGCAACAGGACGTCGCTCCAACCATTGATGCAGCGGCTGGGCAGATTGCGACCGTTCTGCGGTCTCAAATACGAGAGACCGATGAGTGGGTCCAAGCCCAGACTAGCCAGCTCACATCTCTGCTCTACGCCGGCATAAACTTGCAGCGAGTTTGGCGGGAGATGCAAGGCCAGGAGCTTGGCCAGACAGCCAACATTGAGGCCATGATGCGCCTCGCCGAAACCATGGACTTGGCGAGGTTGTCTGCCGAGCAGTGGGCGCGCATGCACGCGAGGGTGAGCCGGGTCTCGGTGGAAGCGGGCAAGGCGCTCGCAGACTTGCGGCGTGAGCAGCTTCTAACCAAGCGCGAGCAGGAGCACATGATCAGCACCGCCCAGAGACTGCGATCCGCTACCGAGAAAGTCGGCGATTCGATGTCGAAGGCGTCGGTTGACGTCGCCCAACTGGGGCGGGCGCTCTCCAATCTGCGCGGGCACTTCGATACTACCATAGAGGGATTCGCAGGTATCAGGCGTGCATATATTTCCTACCAAAAGGCTGTGGCTGGCACTGACAAGCCGTGGCGGGCAGAGTACAAGGCGGGCTGGGAGGGAACACTCGACTACGTTGCAGCACTCTGGCACTGGGCGGGAAGAGAGTACACGGAAGTCACGTCGCGAATCAGCGACGCGCAGGATGAGATGGCAAGCAGGTCTGCAAGCGCGCTCAGTGCGATGGAATCCGCCTGGGGGTCGTACCTCTCCTCGTACCAATCCGCTATAGAATCGATCATGCAGCCTACTACTGGTGACTTCAGCGAGCAGATTGAACAAATCCTGGGGCGCGAGGAGACCTGGGATGAGATGGCCAGGCGGGCGGCGAGTTTCCTGGGTGACGCTGGTCAAGCAGTGGCCAACGCGATGAAAGAGGGCTGGTGGGAGGAGTACGCCGCGACGGTAGGGATCACGCCGGAAATGCAGCCGGGGGAGATCCAGCGGGCGTCGGCGCAGTTCCTGAAAGAATGGCAAATGGGGATGCACCCCGAGGCAATCAACATGGAGGCTTTGGCCCGGAGCGTCGAGGAGTCCATGACCACGAAGGTCAATTGGGAGAACATCATGGCGACGGTTCAAGGCCAACTGACCCAGATGGGCCTTGGGCCGATGTCTCCCCTCGCGATTCAGGCGTTCGGCCAACCGCTGATCGATGCCGGAGTGGACATCGCGGAGGACCTGTCTGAGAAGATCGAAGGTTTCGATTGGGCCACATCTGGAAGTGCCATCGGGGATTCGATGAAGACCGGAGTATTGACCGCAGCGGATGACCCGAATTTCAAGCGTCAGCTGGTGAAGAAAATGACTCCCGTAGCGAACGAAGTAGTGACGTCAATAGTGAAGCAGCTCTTGGGAGTGCCTTGATGAGTTGGACACTCGGTGCATACACGAATCTTGTAAATCCGCTCGACGACGAGGTGAAGGAGCGGCGGGACGCGCAGCAGTACAACGTCTTCGTCTCCGCGAGCGGGGTGGTGCGAAAGCATGTCCTGGGTTCGGGGCCGCGCTGGACGTGGGAGCCAACCTTCGACGTCGGCGGCTCCGACTACGCATCGCTCCTGGAGGCATACGAGGCAGCAGCGGCGTCGGCGGCCGGTGTCACGTTTGAGAGCTGGGATACGACGGACACAGATTCCTACACAGTCATCGTCTATGACTGGACAGATGAACCGTACACAGCGGTCGGCGGGGTGCGGCACAAGGTTACGTTCACCATAGAGGCGATTGAGGCGGCGTCGTAGATGAGCATCGATACGCTGTACGACGATTATGTCGCACAACCGGCGGCTAAGGTAGAGATTTACTGGAGCGATACGGGGTGGGTAGACGAGACGTCGCGGCTTTCGAGCGGCGGGCTGAGGATAGATCGTTCACTCCAGAATCCACTCCGCAGTCTGGGCCGCCTGGGGCAGGCGCCGATCGGGACGGCCAGCATAGAGGTACAGAACGCAGACGGACGCTATAGCGCGGCGAAGTCTGGCAGCCAGGCGAACATATATGGAATCTTCAACAAGAAAATCAGAATTAGCCTGGGATACTCGTCAGACCTCACGGTCGCATTCGTCGGACGTATCACGGGCGTGCGGGAGAGCGAAACGTCCGTGGAGGCGACGCTGGTCTGCCGCGATCTCGGAGAAGACGTGGCGCGACAGGCGGTGCGGACGTCGCTGGCGACGCAGCAAACAACCAGGGACTGGATAGAGACGCTGCTGAACGCGGCAGGATATACTCCGGGCGCCGGAGACCTGGAGAAATCGCATTGCGTTATTCCGTATGCGTATGCGGAGAAGGATAACGCGTGGGACGAGCTCAACCAGGCGGCGGCGTCCGAGGCGGGGGTACTCTTCACGGACAAGAACGGCGGCATACGGTTCTGGGCATACACGCACTGGCTCACAGAGGACGTCGTCTACTCCTGGGACGGTGACTTCTACCAGGAGCTGGTGCCGGAGCGCGATTATTTCAGTACATACAACGTTGTCACCGTGGAGTATGAACCACGGCAGGAGGCGGCGGCAGCGGTCGTTTACCAACTCCACCGCGCGCTGCATATTCCGCCTGGGGAGAGCCGTTCGGAAACGCTGACATTCAGATTCCCGTTGACTGAGTTCACTGGGTACGAAATGGCCGCGGTGACTGGCGGGGGCGAGGACATCTCGGCGGACGTGAGCATTAGCCCAGGCAGTCCCGCCTCGGCGCAGACGTGGGAGATCGAATTTACGAACAACAACACGCGACACGAGGCGTTCATTACGAAGTTCAACGTCACCGGTCGGGCACTCATCGGCCGCCCCAGCGAGTCGTACACGGCAGATCCCGAGGGCGTCTCCGGATCGGCGGACGCCAAGGAGCTTAGCACGCGGGGCAACTGGTACGTCCAAACGCCGGAGCAGGCTCGGCTTCTCGCGGATCTCATCCAATACCGACTCTCCAGGCCGCCAATGGTGCTAAGACTGCGGGGTCTGCCGTGCAACCCGAATCTTGAGCTCGGGGATAAGATATCGGTCTCGGGCGCGCAGACTGGCGTGAACACGACGGCGGTCGTAATCGGCATAAGCATCTCTGGAATGGTTCCGTTGGTCATGGATGTAACAGCGGTAGACTACTCGTATTTCTACGAGCACGCGGATTCGGAATACTTCCTTATCGGAACCAGTCACTTGAGCGCCACAGACGGCGGGAGGTGCGTCTACTGATGTTGCATGCGTGGCCCGGATTACGCGAACTGACCGACGGAGAATTTCTTGGGGCGTCAACGTGGCTGAACGCCTTGACCAGGCGTGCGAACTGGATATACGGCCAGGCACACGCGATTCAGTACTTGCAACGCCAAACATGGAGCTGGCACTCACCCGCGACGGTCTGGGCGGGTGAGACGAAATACCGCGCGGAGCATCCGACGCTGGTATTCTCCGCGCGGATCAACCTGGAAGAGTCCGGCGCGGCGTACCTGGAATATGTAAATAGCTCAGGCAATTGGACGACCATCGCGTCGGACGGGAACACCGGGGATCGGTGGTTCAACGGAGTCGAGAACAACGAATTTGATTGCTCCAGCCTCGACCTGCCATCGGATGGGATCCTGAGGTTGCGGTTCTATGTCGGTGGAGGTGAATGCTCACTGGTCGCACGGGCGTGGATGAAGGGCGAGGTGGGCCTGACCGCGTGGCCAGGCTCCGTCCCTCTGTTCGCAGATGGGGTCGGGAACGAGCCGACGGCATCGGACTTCAACGCGCTGAAGCAGATGTCGGAGTATCTGTACGATCGTGCGAAGCAGCCTGCTTGCGGGAGCATCGTCGGGACGGTTAATCATGAGCAACCAGATGCTTATGAACCGCTGTTCCGCTGGAGCTTCGTCTATGACGGGCGCAAGGCGCTCCACTATGACCTGTCCACGTGGGACATGGAAGCGGGGGATCTCGTGAGGATTTTCCTGAACGAGGAGAAGTACCCTGTTACAGGATACAGCCGACTCAATGGGGGCGACCCAATCGCGGACTTCGTCGCCGACGGGGATTATTCCGGGGACATTGATCTGTCCGCTTACGGGCTGACCGTGGGGGAGCGCTATCAAATTGAGCTGGGGATCTATCCGGACGGGCCGTTCGTGGGGGTCAATACGATCTATATCCACGACCTGGACTCGGAGACCCGGACGCACGTCCCTACAACGTTCGCGCACGGCGACCGGCTGGCGGCGGCACCTCTGAACGTGATCGCGGGGAGCCTCAGTGACTGCTATCCGGATGCCTCTCGCGAGAGTCCTTTGTGGATGATACACCACTTCCAGCCGCACCAACTGCTGCGTCCGGCGCCACCTGGTGACCCGGACATTGGGTACTCGGCATACATGCGTGGGGTGCATCACTACCGAGTTCGGCTTACTCACCGATGGCGCTACCTGCGCTATCGAAGCCAGGGCGCCGTCCCGCTAATGAGCGTCGATGGCAGCCTGTCATATCGGCTCCCGGACACGGACGGGGAGGCGAGCGTGATAGATCTCGACAAGATAACATGGCTGAGCTATGGGATGGAATATGAAATCCAGGACGAGAATGAGAATTGGATAATGTGCGCGTACGAGGACTACGATGCCTAAGAGCAGAACCCCACGCGAGATCGACCTGCCCATCGCAGAGAGCTCCACTGAGATAATATCTACCATCACCACGTCGGATATCCCGGATCTCAGCGGCACATACCTAAAGCTTGATGCTAGCAATGATCCGATGACCGGCGACCTCTCGCTGGGCGACCACAAAATCACAGACTTGAAAGATCCCGAGGTAGACCAGGACGCAGCGACGAAGAACTATGTTGACATCGGAGTTGCAGCATCTACTTGGGCTTTCTTCCTATCAGACAACGGCTCCGATATCGGCGGCTACTACACACTCTTCCCCGAGGAGACGGGCGAGAGTGCTTCTACCCTCGTCTCCAGCCCGCTGGGGGTCGGCGACGGTCAACTTCTCTGGTCGTTCGCCACTGAGAGCGGGCAGCCGTCACTGGAGTTCCTGTCCCTGGGTGTCTACACCGCTACGTTCTTCGCGCTCGCATCAGGGAACAAGACGGCGCGGCTGTACTGGCGGCTTTATAAGCGCGACGCGCTCGGCTCCGAGACATTGCTAATGACCAGCGAAGAGAGCAACGAACTCTCATCTTCATTGAGTCAGCTCGTTCTTAGCGCATCGGTGTCCAATGACATTGACCTCGACACGTCCGACCGGCTGGTCTTGAAAATATATGCGAACGTGTCTGGTTCTGGAAACGATGTCACCGTTACACTCTACTGCGAGGGCGATTACAACAGCAGGGTAGCACTCCGCGTGGCCGCAGCGGCGTTCTCGCATCTATTCGTCAAGAAATCTGGCGACACGATGACGGGAACCTTGAACCTGCCCGACCTGGTAGCCACCAACACTATCAGCATATCTGGCCAGGGTTCGAGCAATGGCTTGTTCATCGGTGGAGATACTCAGCTCTATCGAGATGCGTCAGATACCCTGAGAACACCGGATTCACTTGTAGTAGATCAAGACCTAACCGTCGATACGATCATGTCCGGCGACGCGGCGTCGGCGATCTCAATCTTCGGCGGCTTCAACCAGACCGGTGGCTACATCGAACTCTACGGCGGCGACCACGCCACCGATGGTGGGAATGTCAACATCGTCTACTACACGAATGCGGCGGCCGCTGGGCGGACCTTCGTGATCAAGGCGTATGACGGCAGCAGCTGGGCCACGGCCCTCGAGCTGACCGCGAACCGCCAGCTCAGACTTCCTGCGCAGGGGAGTGCCGCTGGCATCCTCCTCGGCGGAGATGCCCAGCTGTATCGAAGTGCAGCGAATATCCTGAGGACGCCTGGCGCGCTCGTGGTGGATGATGATCTTGCAGTAGATACGGACACGCTGTTCGTAGACGCAGCGGCCGACAAGGTCGGCATCAACGCTGGTACTGATCTAAGCACCTACGGCGCCCTGGGCGTGAGGACTGGCGCCGACGACCGCAAGGGCATTACGGTTCGGCGTAATAGCGGGAGCCAGACCGCGAACCTCTGGGAGGTGCAGGACGAGGGCGGCACTGCATTGATCCAGGTGAATGAGGACGGCGACCTGGAATCGGCGAATTTCCAGAGTGGGATCAAGGGCTGGCAGATTGCACACGACGGCGACGTCGAATTCGCCAACGCCTGGATCCGCGGCGAACTGCACTGCACGGTATTCGTCAAGGATCTCATCGAGGCACATGCCGGCACGCTGGGCATCTTCAAAAGCAGCGGGAAGTTGGCAGCGGACTTCACCACACCGGCGGTCGATGGAACCACCTACATCTATATCACCGACCCACCTGGTGGCGGCTTCCTGTTCAGTGCCAACGACTGGGTTCGTATCAAGAGCGAGTACGCCAGCGGCGTGTACGACGTGTGGGGTATTGTTACCAATCCGACGGATATGGGCGATGGCACCCAGCGATACACGTACACGCATAAATCAGGCAGCACGGGCGTGACAATCCAGGCGGGCGTAGCGGTGGCGGACTACGGCCAGAGCGGGCAGGGCTATCTGCTCGCTACCGCCGACCTCAACTATGCGCCGTACCTGGACGTGGTCAGCTGGGAGGGGTCAGATCCATTCACCGGCGCCAATCACACGGTGCACGTGCGCATGGGCCAGCTGGATGGCCTGGCGGGCCTCGGCGCGCAGTACGGTCTCTGGGCAGGCAAGGATAGTGACCACTATGTGCTGCTGAGTGACCAGAACGCCATTATACACGGGCTCAAACAGCAGTGGGTAGACGCCTCGGACAACGTACGAGGCGAGGTGCTCCCGACAGCGTCAGGTAGCGACACGCTGTTCTGGCTTGGGCCGAACTCCAGCGACCCACGGCTCAGAATTGACGCCAACGGTGTGGTCTACATCGGGAGCGACGACGTGCCAGCGGACGACATGGCGGGCTGGGCGTACCCCGCAGACACTACGAAGATTGATGGCGGCGACATCTACGCGTATTCGGTCACGGCGGATAAGCTGGAGATCCGCGAGGGCAGTGGCAACCTGATACCGAACAGCGACTTCTCCTTGGGCGAAAGCTATTGGACTCTAAGCGGCGACGAGGTAGTTGTCTCCACCTGGGGCGAGCACTATTACGGCCCCAGGAGTGGTTATATCCACGGTGCGCTAGAGACAACTAAATACATCAGGCAAGAGATCTCGGTCGAGGGTGGTAGGACTTACACTCTGAGTGTCTACTACTGCTCCTGGAATAACAGCGCGGGCACTACTAACCCGTACTACCGACTACGAATTATCGAGTATGAGGATACCACCTGGCTCGAAGCCCATACAACAGGGTTGCAACTAAACATAGGCAACGGTAATTACCAACGTGCGCGTGTCACTGTAGAGACTCAAAGCAACTGCAACAAGCTAGTAGTGGATGTTTATATTAGAGACGTTACTGGCTACTTCCGCTTTGATTGTTTCCAGCTCGAACGAGGTTCTTACGCGTCGCCGTGGCGTCCATGCAGTGCTAGCGGAGTTTTCATTGACGGAGGTCACATACTAGTAGGCACGCCTAGCGACGCCCGCATTGAAATAAACAGCGATGAGATCGCCGGTTACAGCGATGCCACGACCAAGCAATTCTACATTCGCAGTAGCGACGGCCGAGCAATGTTTGGCGGAGGCCAAGGAGTATTGGACAGCACAGGCTTAACATTCGATGGTACTGCTGAGTCCATTGACGCATACAATTCCATCGCTTGGCGTTCTCAAGTAGATCCACCTGGTGGCAATGAGGTAGCACGGATTGCTGGAGGGTTTTATGGCTCAGGAGGGCCAGAACTATCGCTGATCGTAAACCGCAACAGAGAATACGAGCTCGGATTCCTAACTTTAGAAACTAAAGGGCAAGGGGACATTCAATATTATTCTCGTATTTCTCTCGGCAATGGTGGTACCGAAGGCGGGTACGCTTACATTCATCTTTATTCCTACGACGCAGACGGGTCGTGTGGAATAGATATGAGCCCTGGTACTGGCGAATTCAACGGAATTCGTTTCATGGTACAGGGTAATTATTGGATGCGCTTAGCGCCAACAGGTCAGTTAGAACTGCGAGCAGAAGGTTCTTCTGCGGGTATTCTTATTGGTGGTGATACACAATTGTATCGTAGTGCTGCCGATGTGCTGTACTCCCCTGACACGCTTGCCATCGAGGGAGCCATGCTTGTTGGTTCCGGTGCCAGTAGTACTAATGCCAAAATGCATGTTTACAACAGCACTCTGGACACCGACGTGAGTTACAGTATCATTAGAGCTGAGGCAACAAAGACGGCAGGAGCTTCAAACTACAACCATATCATGCGTGGCTCGTTCAACTACCTGATAATCAACCAAGCAGGTGGTGAGGTAGGCCACACTTATGGTGTAGATGCTTGGGTAAGGCTTCAAGATGGTACAGTTGGTAATGCTGTTTCAGGTGCAAGGAACTTACACGGAATACGCTCGATAGCTCAAGTTGAAGGTGGTACTGTTACAGCTAATGTCGAAGCTCTGCGTGCTTTTGCCAACCTTGATGCCGGTACTGTTTCCAACAATGCAATAGCTCTGTTTGGCTGGGTAGATCAGGAAGCAGCTAACACCGTAGATGGCGATATCCGCGGATTATATCTACAAGTAGACGCCGATGGCGCTGTAACTGGCAACACGTATATGATCTACTTGGATGAGCGGAGCAACGTAGACTATGGCATTTATCAAAATGGTAATGCTCCTAACTATTTTGGTGGTCTTGTTGGTATTGGGACAGAACCTCAACAACATCTCCACGTAGCTGGTGTAATTCGAGCTGATATCAGATTTGATTTAGGTACTGCTACTGGAGCATCAGGTTCGGCTGGGATAGTGACTGATGTAAGTTTCTCGGCTACAAGCTGGGGCCAGATTTATACCAGCCTAGTGGAAGATGTAAGTAGCACCGAGGTTGATCTGGATATAGACAGAACAGGGCTCTATCATTGGATGATAGATCCAACCCGAACCTACGCGGGTGATTTGAACAAATCAACCGCTTCTTTGAACTTCGCTGGTGGGATATATACGGGAGGACTATGATAATGAGATTAGTAGTGAACAGATGCCTTAGGCACAAGAATGGCCGTTGGCGTTGCGAATTTGTCAAACTGGATGATGGAGGAAGAGTCATAGGTTCTATAGAAAGCTTCCTGTCACCAAATTCAGGAGCCAACAATGCAAGTGAAGCGATCGAGGCCATTCTCAATCGAATAAGGAGAAACGCTTGGGAATGGGAAGGCAAGCCTCGTTATATTGAGATACAAGAAGTGAAGGGGAAGGCATACGAGGTGACAGAAGACGAAGTGAGAGATGTAGGATCCCATCAGATCAAACCTGAAAACAGCCAAGGAGGAACCAGATGAAGTTGAATCTTACCACGTGGCAGCGGTTGCAGTTACTCATGCTTATGAACTCCGTGCAAGGCGACCTGCGGACGATCAACAAGGCGTTGAAGCTAATTGACTTGCTCGAAATGGGCGAAGACGAGCAGGAGGAGGTCAGCCTGCGGTCGACTCCGACGGGATTTACCTGGGACGATCCCAACAAGAGGTGGGACATCGAGGTCAAGGATCGCAACCTCGTTACCTTCCTCAAGCAAAAGGTAGAGCTCAAGCAGGACTGGCCCGCAGTGTCCGGCCGCGAAGTGCTCGACCTGTGTGAGCAGCTGAACATCAAGCTCGAGGACGAGGGCGACAAGGACGACGAATCATGACGCTAGAGCAACTCCTGCCGATTGCGACCGAAGCCGCCGCCGCGTACCAAGTTGGGCCTCTGGTTCTGTTGGCGCTTTGGTGGATCGAGAGTCACTGGGATGAGAATGCAGTCAACCCGATCACGTGGGCCACCGGTCTCGGCCAGGTCATCCCGAGTGAATACAGCGCCAGTTTCGCATATCGCCCCACTAGCGAGGAACTACTGGACGCCGAGACTAACGCCGACTGGAGCGCACGCATCCTACAGGAGAACCTGGCCCGTGCTGCTGAGTTGCATCCGGAGTGGAGCTCGACGGAGCAATTGCGGTTAGCGCTCAAGTGGTATTCGGGTGGCTGGGGGCGTTCGGGCGAGAAGGCATACGAGCAGGTCTATTGGCGACATTTCGAGAAGCAGCTAGTCGAGCTCATGAAAGGTGTAGATGCCAAAACAACGCGAAACAGCAGTACTAGTAATGAGTGACCTGCATTTCGGCAAGGCAACAAGCTCTTACGATCCGGACGTATTCCGCAAGCGTCTGAACCAGCTGAGCAAGCGTCTTGAGCGCTTGCGAGCGCTTATGAGCGCTTACGAATTCGACGAGTTGGTTATTGCTTGTCTGGGCGATGCCAACGACGGCTCGGACATTTATGCCACCCAGCCGCATCACCAGGCAATCACAAACGTCGAGGAGCAGGCTGTCGAATTGGCACGGCTGCTCGACAAGTTTGGTCTTGAGCAGGCCGAAGTGTGGGGAAAAGTTCGGTGGGAGTGTGTGCCGGGGAACCACGGAAGGCCAACGAGGAGCAGGCTCGCCGAGGCGGCCAGCTGGGATATTGTCGCGTATCGCTACCTGATGATGCTGAACCGAGACGATCGCATTACGGTCACGCTGCCGGACATTCACGCCGACCCGTTCCTGAGAATGGCGCGCATCTATGGCCACGGCTATCTGTTGTACCACGGCCACGATATCCGCAGCTATTCGAGCATACCGTGGTACGGCATTAGTCGGCGGCTAATGATGTGGAGCATCAGCGAGAAACTCACGGGTTGGCAGGTGGGTCTCATGGGACACTTTCACACAAGCGGCATGTGGCGCATCAATCGTTTGCAGATGATTGTGACCGGCACGATGGTGACAGATGACGAGTGGGCCTTGCGCACTTTAGGCTGGGAATCGAGCAACAATTGGTGGCTATTCGGCGTTAGCAAAAAGAGACCGGTGACGTGGACGTTTGAGCTGGATTTAGTGTAAGGAGATTAGTATGAGACCTGGTTTTTTCATCTTCCCGCGCCACGATCCAACGCTGGCGCTAGAGACAATTCGGCGTGTTCAGCCGAGCATGGTGAAGTTCTGGGTGAGTGCGACCAGCTCTGATGCTGTACGCGCCTGGCGCGAGGCGTCGCCTGGGACCATTTTCCTGGCGGTGGACGGCAGCATTGGTGACTGTGCGAGCAAATGGACTCTGGAGAATATCCCAGCTCTGGTGCAAGCCCATGTAGACGCCTGGGCCAACCACAGAGACCGAGGGTTCGGCTCGCTGTACATGACCTACAACGAGCCGCCCGTGTGGCAAGGCGCTGGCTACCGGAAACGCCTCACAGATTATACGCAGCGGGCTCTAGCGTTGGCGCACTCGTATGGGCTCAATCTCTGTGTGTTCAACTTTTCGGTCAGCTGGCCTTGGGCAGTTCTGGACGCTCACAATTGGTGGCCAGAGTTTGCGCCAGCGATCGAGTTTATGAGTGCCGGCGATTATCTAGGTTTGCACGAGTATTGGTCTTCGGCTGGGCCGACCAACCTGGCGAACTGGCCCTGGCGGTGCGGGAAGCACCGGCTATGCCCGTACAACAAGCCAATACTGATCTCAGAGTGTGGGCTAGACCAATTCACGGTCGGTGACAGTGAGCGGCGTGGTTGGAAGCATCACGTCAGTGCTGATGAGTACTACAGCCAAGTACTTCAGTACCATAGTACTTTGACTGACCCGCGAGTGAAAGGGACAGCTATCTTCTTGCTTGACTATGAGAACAATGAATGGGAAAGTTTCGATATTCGGCCGATAGCACACATGTTCCAACCGGGTCAATTCGACAATCTTGCCGATCCGATGGCGGCGCCAGAGCAGGTAAGGATACCACTGCCCGGGGACCCTCGAGTGACGCAGCGGTTCGGTGAGAGACCAGAGTACTACAGCCAGTTCGGCATTGCCGGCCACAACGGAATCGACTTCGGAGTGCCCGAGGGAACCTCTGTGCTGTCAGTAGCACCAGGCCGGGTTTTTCGTGTGGTTCGAGACGACACAGGTTACGGTTATCATGTTCAGGTCAACCACGGATGGGGCCAGACACTCTATGCACACTTGAGTACCATCCGTGTCCAGAACCAGCAAGACGTGCAGGCGGGCGAGGCCGTGGGCCTCAGCGGCAACACCGGCAACAGCACGGGTCCGCACTTGCACTTCGGGATGAGGGTTTATGGGCGTCACAATCCCGCGTTCAACGACTGGATCGACCCTGCGATGATGCTTGGGCTGCGAGAGGGCGATGACGTTGGCGACGTGACGCCAGGGGCCGAGTGGTGGGAGGTCTCGGCAGAGGAAATGGAGAACGCGCGGAACGAGTTGGCGCGGTTGCCAGCCACCATGAAGGTGTGTGACTCACTGAGCTATGTCTGGCGCAAAGAATGGTATAGCTCAGATCGCAAGTTCGTCTATGCACTGGTCTACAATCCGCGAGACCACGGGTACAGGCTGCTCAAGATGACCACGGATGATTGGTTCCTAGTAGACGACACAGAGATCGTGTGATATAATAGCGGTGGACGAGTTCATCACGTTTC